ACATAACGGAACTTAAAGTACGTTATGTATGTACTAACCAAACAATACCCACAAAACGGAACTTAAAGTACGTTATGTATGTACTGAGCGGTTACTCATCGAACTAATTAGACGAGGAGCTATGATGGTTATTATGTTCGGTAAACTTAGAGGCGTCGAGGTTCAATTCTCGCGTGGGTTCGGTTTCTATGTGGATACTGTGCCCATGATGCCACGATTAGTGATAGCCGTCGACGAGTACGGTGTTGAGCAGGAGGGACTGGTAGGTTATAGCGGCACCGCTATCTTGCTACCCTTCCTCGATGTTACATTCTTTAAGATGTCACAGATGGAGGGATTCGATGGGTAAGATACACCAACCATGCGACGACTGCGGGAGCAGCGACGCACTACAGATAAACGATGACGGGTCTAAGTATTGTCACGCCTGCCAAAAGTTCACAGTCGGTGAACGCAGACAGTACAAGGCACACAGCGAGGATGCCCATGAGAGGGCCTCAGAGCCGCGTAACGAGCCGATATCTTTGCCTAGGGGTAATGGCCTAGGTCTACCCGAACGCGGCTTGACGGGCCTGACATTGGCTAAGTATGGGGCCGTGGTAGATAGCGGAGCCGTATACTTCCCGTACTATAGCGGCGAGGAGCAGGTAGCAACCAAGGTGAGGCGACTGGGCGACAAGGTATTCTACGCTCAGGGCGATTTCAAACAGGCGGGTCTTTTCGGTCAGCAGCTATTCGCCCCCGGCGACAGCGGCAAGACCGTCACCATAACAGAGGGTGAGATCGACGCGTTGTCGGTGTACCAGATGACGGGTAGCAAGTATGCTGTGGTATCTATACCGAAAGGCGCAGCGGCTGCGTTGTCATCATGTCGCAAGGCGTACGATTACATCAACAGTTTTACTAAGGTGCTGGTGTGTTTCGATAGCGACGATGCCGGGCGCGATGCGGCTAAGCATGTCGCTTCCCTGTTCGCTGGCAAGTCCTATGTGGTGGAGTTGACAGAGTACAAGGACGCCAACGACTACTTGTGCAACGATAAGGCGCAAGCATTCGTTAACGCGTGGTATGGAGCGGATCGCTATCGTCCCGACGATATAGTATCGGGTGAGAAGCTACACGATCTAGTCCTGCAGCCCACGCATCTACCATTCGCACGCTATCCGTTCGACGGGTTGAACTTGAAGACGTATGGCATACGGAGCGGGGAGTTAGTTACACTGGTGGCGGGGTCTGGTGTTGGTAAGTCTACGTTTATGAAATCATGCATAGCCCACGTGCTAGACACAACAGACATTAAAGTCGGGGTGCTATCGCTAGAGGAGTCAGTCGGCACGGCAGCGACATCATTGATGTCCGCTACGGTGGGCAAGGCGCTGCACCTACCGACTAAAGACGAGGCTGTTAAATATTGCTTCAACAATCCAGAGACGCTACGACGGGCTGGGCATCTCGCCGATAACGTGACGGTCGAGGAGCGGGAAGCTGCCTATCAGTTACTATACGGAACTAACCGGGTGCACTTCTACTCTAGCGGTGGTAACACTAGGGTCGACGACGTTCTGGAAAGGATGCGATACTTTGCACTGGTGGAGGATTGTAAGATACTGATACTAGATCACATCTCTATACTGGTAGGGATGCAGCAGGCCAAGACGGCAGGCAACGAGCGCGAGGCTATCGACGCAGCAATGCACAGCCTACGCTCACTGGTAGAGGAGACTGGCGTAACCGTCCTGCTGGTAAGTCACATCAGCAGGGGCGATTCGTCGTCTACCCCGGCAGAGGAAGGCGGCAGGGTACGCATGAATCAGATACGCGGCAGTCAGGCTATCGCGCAGTTGAGTAACATAGCTATCGCACTGGAGCGTAACACGCAGGCCGAACTTGAGGAGGATCGGGACGTGACGACAGTGCGTGTATTAAAGAACAGGTACAGCGGTGTAACTGGCGTGGCTTGTAAGCTGCGGTGGATTGCATCATTAAACAAACAAGTTGAGGAACAAGTTGAGGAGGGCGCGATATGAGGTGCGTCTCATGCGATACGATACTGGAAGACAGCGAACTGGACATCAAGGGACTGCACTCCGAGGAGTACCTCGATATGTGCACACGATGTATAAAGGCGGCGCGTATCCCTGTGATGGACGTGGTAATACCCGACGAGGAAGACCTCACGGGGTTCTGGGATAAGCGAGAGGAAGACTACGAGGACTATTGGCAGGAGACGGACTACGATGATTGTACTGGATGCTGAGTGGCCTACGCTTAACGAGCGGCACATACATATGTGCGGTACACTCGACACGTTAACAGGTGAGTACGCCTGTCACGAGAACCCAGCTAGTCTGGAAGCTTGGCTATCGCAGCGCCCTATGCAGGCGCTATGCGGACACCGTATCGTGTACGCCGACATGCCAGCGCTGCGTGATAGGTGGGGCGTTGACATCTCTAAGCGAGAGTTGATTGACACTTACACCCTATCGACGCTATTCAGGCCTACGAGGCTGGACGGTGGGCACTCGCTCGGTGAGTGGGGACGTAGGCTAGGAGACTATAAAGGCGACTTCACCGACTTCGACGAGCCTGCTGAGGGCGAGACGTGGCAGCGGTGGTGGACACGCATGCGCGACTACATGGAGCAGGACGTTCGCCTAACTGATAAGCTTCACCGTGAACTGACTCGCAAGCTGGAGGGCGCAGGGTTCAGTAAACTGTCAATCAACAACGAGTTGCAGATCGCACGCATCGTGCAGGAACAGATCGACACTGGGTTCAAGTTCGACACCGAGAAAGCTACTAGCCTATACGTGCGACTGGGCGCCAAGCGTAACGCTATACGAAAGGAACTTCAACACAGGTTCCCGCCTATCGTAACGCGGCGTTGGTCTGAGAAGACGGGCAAGGAACTTAAGCCGCACGTCGAGGAGTTCAACCCCGGCAGTAGGCAGCAGGTAGCCAAGCGTCTCATGTCGGCAGGCGTCAAGTTGACAGAGGTGACTCCGTCAGGTCAGTACAAGATCAGCGACGAGTTGCTTCAGCAGATACCGCACCCCGTAGCGCAGGAGGTCGGGGAGTACATGATGCTTGAGAAGCGCATCAGTCAGATGGACGGGTGGTTTAAATACTATAACGATTCGACTGGCAGGATACACGGCAAGGTGAACCCGCTCGGTACTAATACGCATAGACAGAGTCAATCGAGGCCGAACCTAGCGCAGATACCTAGCACTCGCAAGCCGTACGGTAAGGAATGCCGTGAGCTATTCTGTGTACCTGACGCACACAAGCTGGTAGGCATCGACGCGTCAGCGCTGGAGCTACGACTACTAGCTAATAGGCTGCTGGACCCTGAGTTCAAGAAGCAGGTCGAGGAGGGAGACGTGCACTCGTACAATCAGCAGCAGGCAGGACTTGCTACACGCGATGAGGCTAAGACATTTATCTACGCTTTCATCTATGGGGCGAGCGATGCTAAACTGGCAGAGATACTGAAGTGCTCTGTCGGTTCAGCACGTAACGTAAGGGCACGTTTCTTAAAGAACATGCCCGCATTCGAGGAGTTCAAGCGGCGCACTGAGGCGGAGGCTCAGGGAGGCACGATAACGCTACTCGATGGAAGTAAAGTATGGGTTGACTCGATGCATTCTGTGTTGAACTATCAGCTACAGGGAGACGGTGCTGTCGTAATGAAGCAGGCACTGATTAACTTCTACCCTATCCTGAAGGAGCAGGGGGCCAAGCTGGTGGTGCAGGCACACGACGAGTGGCAGATCGAGACGCCATACTACAATGCTGATGTAGTCGGGGCGCATGGTGTGCATGCCATTGAGCAGGTCACAGACCAGTTCGATATGTACGTCAAGCTGACCGGTGAGTATCAGGTGGGTAGTAACTGGGCGGCAACACACTAAGGTGTTGACAAGTAAGTCCTACCCGTGGTATAATATACTATGTATTAAACGAAAACTTAACCAACCAAACGTGGAGACGTTGTTATGAGTAAGTCAGTTAAGAAGTTGTGGAGCGGTGCACTGAAGGGTAAGGTATTCTGGCAGTCATTCAACACGCCTAACCAGATGAGCGGCAAGTATCAGTATAACCTAGCCGATCTGTCCGGGCCTGCTTGTGCACTGTTGTCCAAGCATGGCATCGAGGTACGTAACAAGGGCGATGATCAGGGTAACTTCGTAGTATCGAAGTCGAAGTATCCCATCCGTGTAGTCAACACAGCAGGCGATGACATGACTGACCTGCCTGTCGGTAACGGCAGCGAGGTACGGGTGGCGGCAGAGATCATCGAGATCACCAATAACTTTGGTACGTTCTCAATGCTGCAGACGCACAAGGTTGTGGTCGACGAGCTGGTAGTATACGATGCCGACGGTGAGGGCGGTACTATCAGTGTTGACATGGACGCTGCTATCTAATGCAGCTCCACATCGACGCGGACATCCTTGTCTACCGATGTGGCTTCGCTAGTCAGGACGATCCTGAGTCATACGCTCTACACTCGCTAGACTGTATGGTTCAGGACATCCTGATCGAATACCCTGAAGTACCCTACCAGCTATACCTCACCGGCAAGGGTAACTTTAGGTTCGATATAGCTAAGACACATCCCTACAAGGGGACACGCAGTAAGAAAGACAAGCCCATCCACTACGCAGCTATACGGCAGCACCTGATAGACTACTGGAAGGCGGTGGTCATCGAGGGTCAGGAAGCAGACGATGCGATAGCACAGGGCCAGCACGCCAGCGGGTACAAGGACGTGATCGTAACGATTGACAAGGACTTGAATGGCGTACCCGGCAAACACTATAACTTTGTTAAGCGGTTGGAGTATGACATCACCGCTGAAGAGGCTACGCGCTTCTTCTACTCGCAGATACTGACGGGTGATACGGTGGACAACATCATCGGACTCAAGGGTATAGGACCGAAGAAGGCTGAGAAGATACTCGAAGACTGCACGACAGAGCGTGAGATGTACGAAGCATGTGTCGCAGCCTACGAGAAGTTCGAAGAGCCGCACCCAGAGGCGCGAGTGTGTGAGAATGCACAGTTACTATACATGAGAGTTGAGGAGGACAAGCCATGGGAGATACCCTAAACAAAGTAACACCGGAAGAGTGGGATAACGTAACAAAGCCATACGGCAAGCGTGGTAAGGTAGTCGATGCTATCAACCCTACGCACTATACGCGGTCAGGTATACAGCCCATAGATTACCTGAAGTCTATGCTGACTAAAGATGAGTATCATGGGTATCTACGTGGTAGTATTACCAAGTATCTGCACCGCTACACTGATAAGAACGGCGTAGAAGACCTGCGTAAAGCACAGTGGTTCCTCGGCAGGTTGATTATTGAGGTAGAGGACAATGGCAGTTAGAGTACCACGTACACGAGCAGGCAACACGTGGACGGAGAGTAGATACTTCCAGTTCATACGCTCCGCACTACGTGCTGCCTTCTCACG